CCAGAAATTTCCGCAGCGTTAGACATTTATGGTGAAGAATCAACAACGGTTGATGAGAACGGATATATGTTACAAATCTATTCCGAATCAAAAAGAATCAAATCAATACTCGCCGATTTGTTTAATAACGTTATGGATGTTAATACAAACTTACCTATGTGGGTAAGAAATACTTGCAAATATGGCGATAACTTCGTCTACCTAAAATTAGATTCGGATAAAGGTATTGTTGGTTGTATGCAACTTCCAAATATTGAGATAGAGCGTTTGGAAAGAGGTATGCCAGCTCAAGCGGCAAAACAAAATATCGATGAACCTATTGAAAACAAAGGGTTGAGATTTAATTGGAAAGCCAAAGCAATGGAATTTAATTCATGGGAGATTGCTCACTTTAGATTATTAGGTGACGATAGAAAACTTCCCTACGGTACTTCAATGTTAGAAAAAGCAAGACGTATTTGGAAACAATTATTGTTATCTGAAGACGCGATGTTAATTTATAGAACATCAAGAGCCCCTGAAAGAAGAGTATTCAAAGTATTTGTTGGTAACATGGACGATAAAGACGTTGAGCCGTATGTACAACGTGTCGCAAACAAATTTAAAAGAGACCAAGTCGTAGATAGTAAAACAGGTAATGTGGATTTACGTTTCAACCAAATGGCGGTTGACCAAGATTACTTTATCCCTGTAAGAGACGCTGCGGCACCAAACCCAATTGATACCTTACCGGGAGCAACTAACTTATCTGAAATTGCGGATATCGAATATATTCAAAAGAAATTGTTAACCGCTCTACGTGTACCTAAAGCTTTCTTAGGTTTTGAAGAACCTGTTGGTGGAGGTAAAGATTTATCATTAATGGATATACGTTTTGCAAGAACCATTAATAGAATTCAAAAATGTATGATTGCTGAATTAAATAAAATTGCAATTATCCACCTATTTTTATTAGGATTTGAAGACGAGTTATCAAACTTTACATTAGGGTTAACTAACCCATCTTCTCAAGCGGATTTATTAAAAGTTGATTTGTGGAAAGAAAAGATTTTACTTTACAAAGACGCGGTTACCTCTATCGAAGGTATTGCACCTGTATCAGTATCATGGGCTAAAAAACATGTATTAGGATTCTCTGATGAAGAAATTAAACTTGATTTACAACAACAACGTATTGAAAAAGCGGTTGGTGCTGAGTTAACTAATACTGCAACAATCATTACTCATTCAGGTATCTTCGATAACGTTGACAAACTATACGGTAATAAATCAGGGTCAACCGCAAACGCGGGAGGAGCCCCACCACCTCCTGAAGGTGACGAAGGAGGAGGGGGAATGCCACCGCCACCACCAGGTCCTGAGCCAGGCGGAGACGCGGGAGTAACACCTGAGTCTTTTAAACGAAATAACTTAAAAATTCTATTAGAATCAAACTCATTAACAGACGAAGACTCGTATATTGATTTGTCCAAAGGGAAAAATTCTTTAGGAGAAATGGAAGCTCAACTGAGTAAACTTCTAAAAGATTGATATTTATAATAAAAAAAAACAAAAATGATTAAGTTTGGTATATTAAAATCTAAGATAGAAAAAGTTTTATTAGAATCATATTCTAATGATACTTTTAAAGATGAATTAAAGAATTTTAAAAAATTAGTATTGGAAAATAAAAATATCAGTAAGATATTTTATCTGTACGATGAATTAAGTTCTAAGAAAGGTTTAAACGAAAATACGGTTAATGATTATATACATGAGTGTATTACTATGTATGAAAACACTATTAACAAAATTAAATCTTCTGAATTAAATAATCTAAAGACTTGGGTTAGCGATATTAAATCTAAAAACTTATACGAAACTATTGATGGGTTATTTTCGACTGATGTCTTAACAATTGAATCTAAAATTAAAAGTAAAAAATTAATTAAAGAATCCTTAATGGTTACAAAACCAATTAGTAAGAAAATTATAAAATTACCACTAACTACAATGGTAAATGTCGCTAATAAAACAATCTCAAGTTATATCAATGAATTAAATGAATCTGAAAAGAAAGATTTAATGAAATTTTTATCTACTGACGATTCTGTCTTAAAAGAAAATTTTGAGACAATTAAAGGAGAAGTAATCGTAAAATTAAAAACCTTACAAGAGGGTTCTGATATCGGTACATTAAGTAGAATTACCGAAACAATTGAAAAAGTTGAATCAGAAAAATATGACAAACTATCTTATTTTAAATTAAAGAATCTTAAAGAATCACTTTAGTCTTTGTTAGATTTAAACTTTTGTTGAACATATTTTGCCTTCATCATCATTTTTCTATTTTTCACAGAATGTTTAACAAATGTTTTACGCTCATTTAATTCAGACATTTGTCTTGTTTTGATGACTTTACTTTTGTACATTTTTAGGGCTCTTTCAAGATTACCCTTTTCCACTTTGATTATTAGCATATAATTACAAATATCTAACCATTTTAATTTATTTTGACTATTGGAACAAATATACCTATTTTTTTGGAAAATAAACTATAAAAATATGGAAATTAATGAAAAAGGGGAAAACCTCGCAAATCCAAGGATTCAAGTCTACAAAAGTCGTATATGGCACGGTAGACTCAATAAACTTTAAATCAATTTATTTAAATCTTCAAACATGGGTAGAACCAATAAAAAACACAGAGAATTGGAACAGGGTTGTTTTAAATCTAAGTCGGGAAATAAGACACATTGTACACAATAGTATTGATAGACACTTATTTGACGATAACTTTATTGTTGATTTAGATTTACGGTCAAGTGGATTATCAACAGGAAAAAAATCATTCTTAAATTTAGAAATTAACATTTACCTAAAAGAACAAGAAACAGACTTCAAATCAATTAAATTACGAGATTCTCTGAAAAAAATGACAAAAGATATTCTACAACAAAGTTTTTATGAACACGAATACTTTAAGTTTTACCCAACTAAAAATGGTAAAAGAAAAGAATTAGTAACACAAACAGACAATCTTTAATATTTATTAATAAATCAAAACACAATCAGAATGGTTTGTAATAATCAAAGAAAAAGTGTTGAAGGTTATAAATGGAAATTTAAATAAAATGACAATGTATATTAATACTAAAAATGAACTAAATAAAAAGTTAATTCTTGTTGAGTATGACGCAGGATACATTTCACCAAAAAGTGAACAAAATTCTTACATATTAGAATCAACAAATATGTTAGACCATTCTAAACCATTTGAGTTTTATGCGGTTTTACAAAAATATAATACACCTAATAGAAACGGAAGAGTATACCCAGAACAAATTCTTAAAAGAGAAGCCGAAAATTATAAAAAGTTAATTCAAAAAGGAACCTCTTTATCTGAGTTAAATCACCCCGAATCTTCATTAATTGATTTAGACCGAGTAGCACATTTAATTACAGATGTTTGGTGGGAAGGGGATACTTTAATGGGAAAATTAAAATTACTTACAAGTCCAGGATTCCACGAAAGAGGAATTGTATCGACTAAAGGAGATATGGCAGCAAACTATTTAAGACAAGGTGTTACCCTTGGTATCTCATCAAGAGGTGTTGGGTCTCTAAAAAAGATTGGTGAACAGAATGAAGTACAAAATGATTATGAATTAATTTGTTTTGATTTAGTTTCTTCTCCATCAACACCAGGAGCTTATCTTTTCTTAAATAAAGAAGATAAAGGTAATTTTGATGAGAACATTGGAGAAGAAAAAAAGATGTCTGTAGAAAGACATGTCGGAGAATCAGGAAACAAATCGCTTGACTTAATGAAGAAATTGAACGATTATTTAGGAAACAGATAAAAAAATTATTAAACATGGAACAAGGAGAAATTTATTTCGTAGCAAAAATTACAACCGATTCAGTTGATTCAGAATCAGGGAAAGTAAAAAAAGTAAAAGAAGAAAAATTAGTAAAAGGATTCACACCAACTGATGTTGAGGCAAAAATAACTAAGATTTTCGAGACGTATACCCAAGATTGGAGAATTACGGCAATTGTTGAAAGTAAAATTAATGAAGTGATAGAGTAAATTAAATTTCAATAATAAATTAAAAGGAGACCCAAAAGGCCTCCTTTTTTATTTTTTGTTAAATGGGAGATATTTATTAGGGATAAATAAACTAATTGTTATTGAAGTAAAGTAAACTTTTTTCACAGTTGGGTATATTTATATTAAAAATATAAAACTCACAATGGCAAAAGAAAAATCATTAGTAGAAGAGGCAATCATTCAAATGAAAAATTTGGAAGAAGCGGTTGCTGAAAACGCAAAAGGAATACTTGCTTCAACAATGTCGCAAGAAATCAAAGAATTGGTAAAAGAATCTCTATTTGAACAAGAATCAGATGACGAGGTTGAAGACGATGCAGTTGTAGACATGGATAACATGGATATGGGTGCTGATAACCAAGATACAGACATGGAAGATGATGACATGGAAGATGATATGGCAGACGATGACATGGAAGACGATATGGCAGATGATGACATGGAAGACGATATGGCAGATGATGACATGGAAGACGATATGGCAGATGATGACATGGAAGAACCTATTGACTTAACAAAAAAATCAGACGAAGAAGTTCTTCGTGTATTCCAATTGATGGGACCTGATGATAATATCGTAGTAACGAAAGACGCTGGCGGTAATATTAATCTTAAGGATACTCAATCAAACAAAGAATATATGATTGTTGGTGAAGGAATGGACGAGTATGGCGATGAAGAAGAAGAAGAAGAAGACTATGAGTTTTCCGAATCTCATTCTAATATCGATGACATCGTTGAAAAAGTTTTTGGTGAGGATGACGAAGAAGAAGACGAAGAAAAAGAATTCGAATTTGACGAGTTTAATGAAGACGAAGAAGAATTTGATGACATGGAAGGTGATGACATGACCACTGGTGATGATAATACTGACTTAACTTCTGAAGATAATATCGTTTACGAAATCGAATTTGATGACGAAGAAGAAGACATGGAAGACATGGAAGAATTTGATGAAGACATGGAAAACAACATGTACGAATCTAAATCAGGTAAGAAAACTATCAAACCAAAAGGAGTCGGAATGGGAAAACCTAACGTAAAAGTTTACTCTAAAAATCCAAATCAAGGAACAGGTTTCAAAACAAAAATGAAACAAGGTCCTAGAGCAGTTGGTACGGGTAAAGCAAAATTTGAATATAAGGCAGGTGAAAACTTAGGTGACAAACTTGGAAAAAACAAGATGGTCAAAAAAGCAGAAACCAAAGAAGGTGTACGTACATTAGGTGCAGGTAGTAGAGCAGGTAGAAAAGGCGGTTTACCAAAACCAAGAGCTCATTCGGCTTTCAACATGGCACTTAAAGAAAACGACACAAGAGAAGTACAAGTTCTTAGAGAAAAAAATGAAGAATACAGAAAAGCATTAAACATCTTCAGAAATAAATTGACTGAGGTTGCAGTATTTAATTCAAACTTAGCATACGCTACACGTTTGTTTACCGAACACTCAACATCAAAACAAGAAAAAATCAATATATTAAGAAGATTTGATGGTGTAGAATCAATCAAAGAATCTAAAGGATTGTACAAAACAATTAAAGACGAACTTTCACCTACAACAAGTCAATCAATGAATGAATCATTTGAGCGTAAAATTGAAAACACTCCAACGACAGGTTCAGCGATTAACTTAATTGAGAACAAAACTTATGAAAATCCTCAATTCCTTAGAATGAAAGACTTAATGTCTAAAATGAAATAAAAAATAAAAATAAACTAAACAAAAAAAACAAAAACAAATACTAAAATGGGAGCATTATTAGAATCAGGTCTTGTCGGTAACATCGGGTTAAAACACCTTAAAGTTATCAAAGAAGACACAATAAACAAATGGGATAGATTAGGATTCCTAGAAGGCCTTAAAGGTCACCTAAAAGAGAACGTAGCTCAGTTATATGAGAATCAAGCGTCTCACTTAATAAACGAAGCTACTTCAGAAGGTTCTTCAGGTTCATTTGAAACTGTTGTATTCCCTATCGTTAGACGTGTATTCTCTAAATTATTAGCGAATGATATCGTTTCTGTACAAGCTATGAACTTACCAATCGGTAAATTGTTCTACTTCGTACCTAAAATTCAAGGGTATAATGGAGGAACTGCTCAAACACCAGCTAACGCTTACGATGGTGCATCAGGTGCACACTACGGTCCAGTTGGAGCGGTTGGTGGTTTAACTGCGGCTGAGGCACAAGCAGGTGAAGGTTATGGTACATCATCTACTTACGGTAAGAAAAATCTTTACGATTTATTCTACGAAGGAAATGAAGGACAATTAGACCCTCCAGGTTTATTCGATTACTCTAAAGGACAATGGTCAGCAGTTACTGTTGGAACAAATATCCAAGTTTGGAGTAACGGAACTTTAACTAACTTAGGAACGGGAACAACGTTAGACAATCAAAATGTTAGAAAAGTAATTATCTCTATGTGCGGATTTGCAAATGTTGGCACAGGAAAATTAATCGGACCTGATGGTAACGAATATGATTCTGAAACTTTCTTATCGGATTTAAGAATTTTTGCTAACGGTACTTATACTGACTCTACATGGTCTGCAAGTACTGCATCAACAGAATGTCAAAACGTTTTTGATTCTGCTCATGACCCTAAATCATTATTGTTCAGAGTTGTTACTCAACAATACGGTCAAGGAATTGTATCAGGATTAAACAATATGGCATCAACTACTTGGCCATCTGATGGTAATGGTGGTCGATACAATGACATCTGTTCACCAACAGGTTGTATCTATTTAGAAGTTGACTTATCATGTCCAGCATGTCCTACTTGCGGTTCTGATACTTTAGATGGTTACACAGGAACTACTCTTGGAGCTAACGTTGACCCTGAAGCATTTACTGCGGTATTCAGACGTTACAAAGAAATGGAATTTGAAGACAAAATCGGAGAAGTTTCTTTTGAATTGGATTCTGTTACAGTTTCTGTTACTGAAAGAAAATTAAGAGCACAATGGTCTCCTGAGCTAGCTCAAGACGTTGCAGCTTTCCACAACATCGACGCTGAAGCTGAATTAACGGCTTTATTGTCTGAACAAGTTGCGGCTGAAATCGACCGTGAAATCCTTAGAGATTTACGTAAAGGTGCAGCATGGAACTTACGTTGGGATTACAACGGTTGGAGAAGAATTTCTGCTACAACTAACTACACTCAAAAAGACTGGAACCAAACATTAATCACTGCGATTAATCAGTTGTCAGCACAAATTCACAAATCTACTTTAAGAGGTGGAGCTAACTGGATTGTTGTTTCTTCTGAAGTTTCTGCGATTTTTGATGATTTAGAATACTTCCACGTATCTAACGCGTCTCCTGAACAAGACCAATACAACATGGGTATTGAAAGAGTTGGTACATTAGCTGGTCGTTACCAAGTTTACCGTGACCCTTACTTTCCACCAAACCAAGTTTTGATTGGACACAAAGGAACATCATTGTTAGACACAGGTTACATCTACGCACCGTACGTACCTCTACAATTAACACCTACAATGTACAATCCGTTCAACTTTACTCCGATTAAAGGAATAATGACGAGATACGCGAAAAAAATGGTAAATAACCGGTTTTACGGAAGAATTACTGTAGATGGTGTTAGAACATTCGATTTAAGAGAATTGAGATAATCAAAATCTTAAAGAATAACACTAAAAGGGACAATTTATTGTCCCTTTTTTTATG